ACTAGTCTACAGGTTGTTCGTACACTAGGCCGTGGAACAAAATCTCAAGGTAATGTTGGTCTACTGTCATTCCCACCGACCGGCGAGACTTCAATCTCAGCTGTTAGTGCTGGTAACACAGTCTTGGGTGTTGTAAGACGTAGAACAACTGGTGATGGTGACATCCTAGTTTCTGGAACCCCAACAAACTTTGCTTTATCCGCGGATGACACAATCGTTACTGGTCTTTCGTTGTCCGAAAGTTCTGGTAACTATATCAAGAAAGTCCTTGGAACAGATCCCGAAGAATCAAAGTCTGGTGAACAACTCACTAGTCTTTACGTGGATGCTGTATTTAACTACAATGTTAGCTCTGTCGGAGGAACTGTATCGGGTGATTCAGTAACGCCTGGTAACTTGACTCTTGTATCCGCGTCGGCTGCTGGTGATTCGTATGAAGAAATCACTGGTGGTTTCTCAGGTGCTCAGACACCTTTCATCGTTTCACAGAATCACAGTGGAACCGTTTACGAACTCTTCCGTTTCTTCACAACAGCTCATGGTGACCATGAGAATAGTAATGTCAAGATTGGTGTGACACAAGTTGCATATGCCGATTCTGCATCTGCTTTCCCGGCGTTCACTGTCATCGTTCGTAAGTTTGATGACACCGATCGTGAACCGATTGTGTATGAAACATTTATGAATTGTAATCTTGATCCATCATCTAAACAGTATATTGCTAGAGTGATTGGTGACCGTAGACCTGTTTACGACCTCACACAAGATCCTCCTGAAATCCTGTTCGATGGTGACTATCCTAACAGATCTAGATTTGTTAGAGTAGAAGTTGGGTCCGGTTTCCCTGCCAGTGCTCGTCCTGCTGGATTTAAGGGTGTCCCAAAAATTGCTCCATTGATTTATGCTGGTGCATCGGTATCTGGTTCATCATTCCCTCCAGTGTTGCCAACAAAATTGAATCATCTTAACTTGCGTAGTACTGTTGATACGAGTGTATTTTGTGGTATTGACTTTGATAATCCCGGTATAAGTGATAGACTGAAGAAGACTACCACTTCTGCCTCAGGTACAACTTCAGCGGATGATGGTATTCTTATATTTGCTAACACCAATGATTATGCTGGTTCAACCAATACCACTAACTTCACAAGAGTTGATATTCTTGGCAGCAACGTGGCAAACTATTCAACTACCAATAGAGTTCGTTTCACCGTACCTTTCTATGGTGGGTATGATGGGTTTGATAAACGTTCTAATCTGTTGGCCGATATGGTTGGCACTGATACCACAACTCTTTCTGGTGATCTGAATATTTGTATTAAGACACTGGCTAATGCTGATGAGATTGACTTCAATCTCTTGGCTATCCCCGGTGCTCACAGTTCAGGTGGTGGTAACATTCCTGACCGCGCTATTGAAATGGTTGAAAGACGTGCTGATGCTTTCTATCTGTTAGATATTGCTGATGCTTCAACAACGGGTGCTGGTTTGGCTCTGAGTGTGGCAAACGCTATCACAGAAGGTCAGAAGTATGATTCAAACTACGCTGCAACCTACTTCCCTTGGACACGTATTAACGATGTGGACAACGACAAGTTGGTATGGGTACCACCGTCTGTAGAAATGATGGGTGTGTATTCATTCAACGATAGAGTGGGTCAACCGTGGTTTGCTCCTGCCGGATTCAATCGTGGTGGTATGGATAATGTTCTTGAAGTCAGACGTAGACTAACACAGTCACAACGTGATAACTTGTATCAAGAGAATATTAACCCAATCGCTACCTTCCCCGGTCAAGGTATTGTTGCGTTTGGTCAAAAGACACTACAGAAGAAGGCATCTGTATTGGATCGTGTGAATGTTAGACGAATGCTTATTGAGGTTCGTAAGACAATTGCTGGTCTGTCTCGTCTGTTCTTGTTTGAAGCAAACACGGTCACGGTGCGTGAAAGGTTACTTTCGCAGGTTAATGATTATCTTGGTAGCGTTCAAGCTGCTCAGGGTTTGACGGAGTTCAGAGCTGTGCTCGATGAAACTACGACAACTCCTGACCTGATTGACAGAAATGTTATGAAGGGTAAGATTTACTTGAAACCAACATCGGTCGCGGAAATCATTATCTTCGACTTTAACGTTACACCGCAAGGTGCAACATTTAGTGAATAATATTTTTGGATGGTAGCTTCGGCTACCATCCAAAAGTTAACTATGATGATATTTATTATAGAATTACTACTATTGGAGAATGAATAATGCCTGCACCTTTTGAAGTTAACACAATGTTGGCAGATACCTATGAACCTAAACGTGCAAACAGATTTATCTTTCAGTTTGCAGATGATGCTCTTCCTGCGTTTATTGCAAGAACAGCTTCTAGACCTTCGTTTACTCAAGAAGCTATCACAATTGATTATTTGAATCAAAAAAGGTATCTTGCTGGTAAGGCCGAGTGGAACACGATTTCTATTGGATTGTTTGATCCGATTGCTCCATCTGCGGCACAGAAGGTTATGGAATGGGTTCGTCTACAACACGAAACTATTTCTGGTAGAGATGGGTATGCTGCATTTTATAAGAAGAACTTTGACTTACTTGCGCTTGATCCTGTTGGAGCTGCCATTGAAAAATGGGAGATCAAAGGAGCATGGTGCACAGAAGTAACGTTTGGTGACTATGACATGACAAGTGGTGAACCACTGGCGGTCGATATCACTGTTCGTCCTGATGAGTGTATTCTAAGTTATTAATTTTTACAGCTGTATTGAAATGCCCTTGCCTAACGGTAGGGGCATTTTTTTGTATATAAAGGTATGTACAATGTATTAAATAACAATGATGATATTATTTATAGTTTTGAAAGGGAAGAATTATGACAGAAGAAACTCACAGTGGTAGCATAGATAATGCTCCAATTCAGACTGAAGAATTTGAAGATATTTCTGATACAACAAAAAATGTTGAACATGTAGAACATAATGTTCCTCAATCGAGAACACAAACAGCACAGATAGACAGTGAATTGTTTCTGGCACCTAAAGATATGGTAACACTTCCATCTTTGGGTAAGGTTTATCCTATTGAGTCATCGTTGCATAACGTTGAACAGGTAGAAGTAAGACACCTCACGGCAGCGGACGAAGATATTTTAACGTCAAGATCATTATTAAGAACAGGTAAGGCTATTGACGCGTTGTTGAGCAACTGTCTTGTTGACAAGTCAATCGTTCCAGAAAATTTGCTTTCTGGTGATAAGAATGCTATCCTCACTTATCTTAGAGTGAGTGGATACGGGCCTGATTATGATGTTGAGATTAACTGCCCGGGGTGTGGAGAAGATATTAAACACACATTTGATATGTCTACTCTAGAGATGAATCCATTGGCATTAGAGCCTATCATCGCGGGGGAGAACAGATTTGAGTTTTCGTTACCCTCTGGTGACAATGTTGAGTTCAAGTTTTTGAACTCTGCGGAAGAAAAACAAATTTCAGATGCTCTGGAAAAGATTAAGAAGGCTACGAACTCACCAATTGACAAGAATGTTACTACTAGACTTAAACACCAGATTATTTCAGTTAATGGAGAACCTGATTTGGGATTTATCAGTAAGTATGTCGATGCCATGCCAGTAAGAGACTCTAGATCGTTTAGAAAATACCTTGAGGAGCATGATCCAGACGTTATTATGAAGCAGGAATATACTTGTAATATGTGTGGCGTTAGTCAGGAGGTAGACATACCGATCACGGTATCGTTTTTTTGGCCTGACGCCGAATAGTCCATCGGAGCGTTTTCAACAAGCAAAAGATTACATATATACAGAAGTGTTTAACTGTGTGTATCATGGTAAGGTTACATATCTAGATGCTGTGAATATGCCTATCTTTCTTAGACGTTGGTGGATCAATAAGATTAATGAAACCACAGAAGAAGAAGATCGTAAAAAGCTCGAGGCACAAAAGATACAACAACAACATATGTCTAGTACATCAAGACGTAGATAGTTTATTTGATATCCCTCTATTAAAATTGTAATAGGGGGATATTTATTTAGAAGGTATATATAACGGAGATGTAGTATGGCTGGCAAGGGATTATTTAAAAGTTTGTTAGGTGTGGGTTTTTTATCTTCTATTTGGAACGATTTCAAAGACAGCGTTATCGACAAAGAAGATAAGAAATTCCGTGACAAACAAAAGAAACGTGCTGACAAGTATGCCAAAGCGTATACTAAAAATATGGACAAAGAGATTGCTCCCGGCATTACGCTTAGACAAGCGTTAGAAGCCGAAAGAAAAAAGAATAAAACCAAACGCTATGAACCTAAGATTACAAATTCTAATATTTTTTCTAAGAAAAAGAAGTAAGAGATAGTTAATGGCCGATATTGGCAATAAGATGTTTGAACAAATGTCTGGTGGCACCCTTAAGGGTGGGGACTTTGCAGATTCCATCAAACTTGTGTCTGAATCTATGGGTGGTTTGTATTCGATACAACAACAATATGAATCTGTTATAAAAAATCAAGTAAGTGTCGATACAAAAACATTGAAAACAAAGAAAGACAGCCTCTCGGTGCAGCAGGCATCTGTCAAGCTCGCAAAAAAAGAAGTCGGTTTTGTTGGTAAGATGTTGCCATGGAAAAATAAAGAACTAAAATTGTTAAAAGAGGAAGTTAAAGTATCAAAAACTGCTATTAAATTAGCAACTAAGAATATAACGCTATTGAAAAGACACAATACAGCTATGGGTTTTATGATGGGTGGTATGAAAAAAGGCGCCGCAGGGGCTGCTGGTGGTATTGGTAAATTGATTGGCAAGTTGGGGGCAGCCGGAGCTGCATTTAAAGTATTTAAAGTCATTGTCGATCAACTGCTTCGCGTAAATAAATTCACAGCAGGGATTTCTAAAGCATTTGGAATTAGTGGGGCCGCGGCAAGTCAATTTGTTGACGTTCTCTCTGCGGCTGAAAAGAATACTGCTAAATTCTTACTTAATATGGAACAACTACAGGAAGTAGCTACTGAACTGGTAATGCAAATGGGTGGCCTTCATAAAATCACTAGTGATGCTGTTGAAGTAAGTGCAAAATTACAGAAAGCGTTTTCTTTAACTGCAAAACAAGCAGCTGATCTATTTACCACGATGCATATTAATATGGGTATGACTGCTCAAGAAGTTGAAGCGGCTAATGCTTCTATGCAACAGTTTGCGGAAAAGAACGGTGCTGTTGCTTCACTAATAATGAGAGATTTAGCATCATCTGCTGCACTAACTGCCATGTCAATGGGTAAGAGTATGGAAGAAGTTGGTGCAATGTCAATTAAAGCACAGAAATTAGGCACCACGTTTGACAAACTGAAAGAAGGTGGTAAGAGGTTTATTTTAGATTTTGAAGGATCTTCAGAATCAATTGCAAAGATTAACAATATGTTAGGTACCGAGATGCGTGCTGACGTAATGGCTATTAATGCAGAAACAGGTAACTGGCTCGATAATCAAATGCTTATTTTAGATGCTGTTGAGGCATATCAGGCTTCTGGAAAAACGAGCACTATCATCGAGTCACAATT